AGGAGGTGTGAAATGGGGGTAATTGATTGGTTTAAAGGGTTTTTGAGTGGTAAAAATTTTAGAACTGTAGATGGTTGTGATTATGAATTAAAAGTAGATTATTTTTATAAGAAGTTAGCAGTGGAAAGTTGTATTGATTTGATTGCAAATGCACTTACAATGTGTGAAATACAAACGTTTGATAAGGGAAAAGAAATTCGTGGAGAAAATTACTATCTACTAAATGTTCAACCGAATCAAAATCAAAATGCTTCTGAATTTATGCATAGTCTTGTGCATCATTTAATCGATGATAATGAGTGTTTGGTTATTATGTCAAATGACCAATTGTATATTGCTGATGAATTTACGGTAGATCATTATGCATTTAAAGAAAATGAATACAAGAATGTTGTTATTGGTGATTTAAGTTTGAGGCGAGAATATAAAGAGTCTGAGGTTTTATATTTTAAATTAAATGATGAAAACATTATGCAAGTAATCGATGGAATGTATGAAAGTTTAGGGAAACTATTAATATCGTCCATTAATTATTACAAACGAAAGAACAGTAAGCGGTTCTTACTAAAGGGGAACTTTTTTAGAGCACAAGATGACGAAACACAAAAACAAGTAGATGAGTTATTTGATAATCAACTTAAAAATTGGTTAGATCCAAATAAAGAAACATCTACATTTCAATTACAAGATGGTTATAGTCTTGAGGATTTTAGCGATGGTCAGAAAGGTACCTCAAGTAACGGAACGAGTAGGGATATAGCAGCCTTAATTAATGATATTTTCAATTATGTTGCCATAGCCTTCCATGTTCCTGTAGGTATTTTGAAGGGTGACGTTTCAGATATTGAAAAACAAATGGATTCTTTTTTAGCCTTTTGTATTAATCCCATTGCGAAACTAATCCAAGATGAATTTAATCGTAAGATGTACAAGAAAAAGGATTTCTTGAAACGGTCCTATTTAAAGATTGATACAACGAAAATTAAAGTTGTTGATATTACCAAACTAGCGACAGCATTAGATAAGCTCTTTGCAATAGGTGGCTTATCTATCAATGATATCTTAACTATTCTAGGTAGAGAGCCAATTGAAGAAGAATGGGCAAATAAACGCTTTGTTACAAAGAACTATCAAGAAGCTGATTCTTTGGAGGGAGGTGAAAAGAATGAGACGTTATAAAAATGAACAGTATAATCATCTAGCTAATGTCCAACATGCATTTAAAGCAGAAGCAAAAGCTGATTCGTTGGACATAACGATTTATGGTGATATTGGCGAATCATGGTGGAGTGATTCTACATCAGCAGTTGATGTTGAGAAAACATTAAAAGCTACTTCGGCTAATGTTATTAATATCAATCTGAATAGTCCTGGTGGGGATGTATTTGATGGGATTGCGATTTATAACCAACTTAAAAACCATCCGGCAAAAATCATCATTAACGTAGATGGACTGGCAGCAAGCGCCGCATCTATTATTGCAATGGCAGCAGACGAACTAATTATGAATACAGGTTCTATGTTAATGATTCATGAAGCTTCTACATGGACGTGGGGGACAAAATTAGATATTCGTAAGACATTGAATGCTCTTGAAGGAATTGACAAATCGCTTGCGGATATTTATATGACTCGTTATCAAGGGAGACGTTCAGAAATTGAGACAATGATTGCGAATGAAACATGGTTTACCGCCAATGAGGCAGTAGAAATTGGATTGGCTCACAAAGTAAATGAACATGTAGAAGATGACGATGTGGTAGATCCAGAGGAATTTAAAAATAATGTACTTCAGAAATTCCGAAATAAAAATAAACAGCAGAATGAACCAGTAGCAGCAGGTTCAACTGAAAATATACTTAACAAATTTAAGCGCGCGTAAAGCAGTGCTTTTTTTATTGTCTTAAAAACAGGAGGGAATAAGATGACTATTAAAAATTTAGATCGTCCGGTAATCGAAAATAAAGATCAACAAATTAATAATGTAAAAGAGGCGCTTGAAACAGGTGATGCACAAGCGGTAGCGGCACGTATTGTTGCAAACATGGAGAACAATATGCAGCATTTTCAGGATATGATGAATGATGTAATTAATGAAGCACAACAAGCCAAAAATGAAAATTGGGATGCTCAAGTGTTGGCCTCTCGCGGTGTGCGTGTTTTAACAAATGAAGAAAAGAAATTTTATAATGCAGCAATTGAAGTTAAATCATTTAGCGAAACACATCAATTGATGCCGCCCACTGTTTTCGAACGAGTTTTTGAAGATTTAGAAAAGGAACATCCGTTACTTTCTCTTGTTAATTTCCAAACCGTAGGAGCAAAGACACAATGGGTTGTTAGAAAAGAGGGCACTACGACAGCGTTTTGGGGCGATGTATGTGACTCAATTAGAGAAATGATTGACGAAGGTTTTGAAACAATTGAAGAAGGAATGTACAAACTTAGCGGGTTTTTAGTTGTATGTAAAGCTATGTTTGAACTAGGTCCTGAGTGGTTAGATAAGTATGTGCGTGCATTTATGAAAGAAGTTGTAGCAGAAGAATTAGAAAAAGTTATTGTTATGGGGACAGGGAAAAAACAACCAATTGGTATGATCAAAGATTTAAAAGGATCAGTAACAGATGGTATTTATCCAGATAAAAAGAAAGTTGTTTTAGAAGACTTTACTCCTGTAACAATCGGTAAAAAAATCTTAGCTCCTACTACTAAAGGAGGAACGAAACGCTATACAGGGGTAACGCTTATTGTGAATCCTTTGGATTATGCAACAAAATTTTTCCCGATTGGTGCAAAACGTAAAGATGATGGTACTTGGACATATGATAATTTTGGAGTGCCAGGTTTAACGATGGTCCAGTCGCCAGCCGTCCCACTAAATACAATGATCTCTGGTAAACCGAAAGATTACTTTATGGGAGTTGCTTCAGAACAACGTTTAGAATCAGACGATACAATCCGTTTAATTGAAGATCAACGTTTATATCTCGTTCGTCAACTTGCAAATGGTCGTCCGTTAGATCCTGATTCGTTCACTGTATTTGACATTACAGCGCTAGAACCGAAAGAAGGCACTACAACGCCCTAATCCATCCTCTCCTGTTGAAGAGAGGAATTATTCAGCATTAACGAAGGTAGAGATTCAGTCTTTGTTAGATCAAAGTGGTATTGAATACAAGTCTAATGCAACGAAGGCCGAACTAGTCACTTTATTAGAAGGTGATGTGAATGGATAATCTGTTGCAAGAATTAAAAGATGTTCTTAAAATCACGTGGAATGAAGAGGATGCTAGTTTAATAAAACTTTTGGAAAAAGGAGAGGCGTATTTGTTGGGTTTAACAAATGCGTCTTTTGATTTTTCAAAGGAGCTAACGCCTAAAGATTTGCTGTTAGAACGGTGTCGGTATGTCTATAACAATGCAGGTGATGAGTTTGAAAAAAATTATAAAAGTGAATTATCCAGGCTTATTTTAGATGTGGCTTTAGGAAAAGTTGGTGTAATCAATGGTTCTAAAATCGTATAGAGAAACCTTAAATGATGGATTTCTACAATACGGATATAAAAAAACAGAGCGTTCAGAAGAGGGGAAAAGAATAGGTGAGAAGTTTCGTGAAGAAGGAAAACTTGCCTATAAAGTGATGTCTTTACGGGACAGTGATTACAAAATGGTAGGGGTTTTAACAACGGGGTTAGATTTAAAAGTTAAAACGCTATATCCACCTTCATTTAGAAAAATAAATAAAAATAAACTTAAGGTATTAATGGATGGAATCGAATATGACGTGATTAAAGCGGATCATGATTCTAATAAACAATACCTTTTCTTTTATTTGCAGCAGGTGGTGAAATCTCGTGAATGAAAAATCTAAAAAGCTTATGAAAGAGCAAAGAAGCGGCATAAAAAAAGCCATTGAAGACGGATTTAAGCTTTTAGTTGTTGAGGATGAACTAGCAGAAGATGAAGAATCGCAGCTAACAGAAGAGGGATATAATTGTTTTATTTTAGAATATGGTGAGTTTCAACCCTCTTCAAATGAGCGTTCGATTTCTCAAAGTATATATATTAGTTATTTATCGGAAAATCAATTGAATTTAGATGAACAGGTCATTGATATTATTTCATGGATTGGTAAAGTGAAAATGGTATCTTTTGTCGGCACAAAAAGCGATCGACTTCAATTGAAAGATACAGATCGTTATATTGATCGTGTTGTTTTTACGTTTAAGAGGGTGATTCCGATTGAATGCATTTAATCTTGATTATACAGCGATAGAAAAACTCGAAGAAAAGATGCGACAGTTACCAAACAAGATGGAACCTGTTATCAACAAGATTCTTCATACAGATGGTGTCCAAACTGCGACAGAAGAGATTACAAAGCTTATTCGAGTATCTCGCTCTAAATGGAGCGTTCAAAATAAAGTACATGCCAAACATAGTAACTGGTCAAAAAGTGAAGAAATGAATTTGGGTTTTAAGATAAAAGCTAGGGGTGGAGCGGCTAATAAGAAAGGGTCGTTTGGATATTTAGTCTTCCCAAACGAAGGGAGAGGTCCGCATAATCCATTAGAACAACGATTTGCAGAACGTGGGATTATGAATGCAAAACCTAAGATTCTAGAAAAATTACACAAAGGTGTAGATAAAGTATTAGAGGAGGAATTATAAATGGCTAAAACGATTGAAGAATTTAATTCTATGTCAATTGCGAATGCAAGTATTCAATTTAAGAAGAAAGGTACGCAAGAACCTGGTACAAAATTCGGATGTGTAGGGACAATTGAAGGGGAACCAGAAATCAAAGAAATGAAAAAGGTATGCGGTGGTGTGACGTTAAAAAAGAAATCAAAGACTACTGAAATTAAGGTAACTGTTTCGGCACATATTCCTGTTAAAGTAGTAAGGGATTATTTTGGATTTGATACAGTAGGATTAAAACCAGGTGTTTGGGCATATGGAAGCGAGTCTAAAGGAAATGATTTTGTATTTACAGCAGATGTAGTAGACGATTTTGATGATGTTGTAAAACTGATTGCGTTTCCAAATTGCTCAAATTCTTCTGGTTTTAAGTTTTCAATTGCGAGTGGTGAAGAGGAATTGGCTATGATGGAATTAGAATTCTCGGCCTTACCAGATGATTTAAATAAATTCTATTATGAAGCGTTTGTGGATGAATTAGCAGATGCAACAGTCGCTCAAAAGTGGCATACACAATTTAATTCAGCTCTTGTTAAAGGAACAACTTCAGCTTAAAGCCCTAGTTTCATACAGGGCTTTTTCTTTTGGATTTAAATGAGAAGAAAATGAAAGTGAGGAAATAGCAGATGAAAGTACAAAAAATAACATTAAAAGAAGTCGAATTTGTAGAAGTAGAAGGTGAGTATGAAAAACGTTTTATTAATAAACAGAACTATCCGGCGTTTTTAACCAATTACGCTTTGAAAAAAGGCCAAGAAGAAGGGCTTATTACTAGTTCAATTATTGCTGATATCGTGAAATTCCAAGCATTAGATGGATTAAGGAATGAGGATAATAAAGATTTATCAGCTTTAGAACAAATCGATCAAACAAGTATTCATAAAGTGATTTATATGGCGTTTAAAGGCGCAAACCAAAAAGAAAAGTTAACATTTGATGATTTCTTACAGAAGTATCATGATTCATTAGCAGAATCTATGGAACTATATACGAAGCTGGTTGTTGATGTAATTAGTCAAGATCCAAATCAATTTGCCGCAGCACTGAAAAAAAGTACAAATAGCGGCGGTAACGGTGAAAAAAAGTAAAAAATCCAGACATTAAAATTGAATGTGTGGAAGATAAATACGTCTTGTATTGTCTAGTCTCTGGAATAGATCCAGAGACTTTTTGGCATGAGCCAATTTCGTCTGTTGAGCGTATTTACGCAGGGATTACAGCGTTTGAAGCATGGCGTAACAATCCCAAGTAAAGGTAGGTGAGATAATGGCAAGAAATAATTCGGAAGTTGAAGTTATATTTAAAGCGCAAAATAAAGATTTTAATGATGCTATGAAGGGCATGAATCAGGAAACGAAAAAACTTCGTCAAGAAATGAAATTGCAAGAAGAGCAGATGAAATTAAATGCTACTGATTCAGAAAAACTACAAGCAAAGCTTCAAAACCTTTCCCAACAGTATGCAGTTGCACAAAGGGCTACGCAAGCAACAGCGGAACATTTACAACGTGCTAAAGAATTGTACGGAGAAAATTCTACTGTTGTAGCAAAGCTAGAATCAAAATTAAGAAGTCAGCAAATAACGGAACAACAGTTAGCGAATAGTATTAAACAAACTTCTGAAAGTTTAAAACAGGCGAGAGATGCTGAACAGGAAAGAACAAGCGAAACAGCTAAGGCAGCTCAAAAACTGAAAGAGCTAAAAGGACAGGAAGAGCAGTTGCAATCTTCTCTTTCTAAGTTGAATGCTCAATACGAGTTACAAAAAGCGACGCTTGGTGAGAATGCTTCAGAAATAGAGAAGTTACGTTTAAAAATAGATAATCTTGGAGAGCAACATACTGTTGCAGCTAGTAAAGTACAAAACTATCAGAAACAGTTAGATCAAGCCAAACAGCAGTATGGTGAAAATGCTAGTGAAATCCAAAGATATGAAACGCAGCTTATACAAGCTCGGACAGCAGAACAGCAGTTGCAGAATCAATTAAGTGCGACAAATAGAAGTTTGCAGGAACAAGAAAACGCAACGAAACAATTAAAGACATTCTTTGATGCGACTGAAACGAGTGTAGATCATTTTGCAAATGCATTAGGAAATAACCTTACAAACGCAATACGAAACGGTACAGCGACAGCTAGGCAGTTAGAACAAGCAATTCAAATCATCGGTCGTGAAGCATTAGGTTCAGAAGCAGATATTGAGAAATTACAGCGATCTCTTCGTTCTATAGATGATGGGAACTCATTACAACAAGTTCGAAATGATTTGAGAGACCTTTCACGAGAAGCAGAGAGAGCGTCGCACAGTTTCAAAGAATTAGATATAGGCTTAGAAAATATTCTAGGTGGATTAATGGCTGGCGGTGGTATTTCAGGAGCCATTGAGCAAGCGCTTGATACCTCTAAGTTAAAAACAAAAATTGACGTCTCTTTTGAAGTTCCGGCATCCTCTAAAAAATCAGTAGAAGAAGCGGTTCGCGGTTTAGAAGCTTATGGTGTTGATGTGGAAGAAGCACTGGAGGGTACACGTAGACAATGGGCATTAAATCAAACTGTAAGCGATAAGGCTAATGCTTCCATTGTAAAAGGAGCAGGAGCCATTGCAAGTGCTTATGCAGGAATAGATTTTACTGAGTTAATTCAAGAAGCGAATGAAATTGGTAATGAATTAGGGATAACTAGTGATACGGCCTTAGGGTTAACGAATCGGCTGTTAAAAATCGGATTTCCTCCTGAGCAATTGGACATTATCGCTGAATATGGCGGGCAGCTAACACGAGCAGGTTACAATGCTGAAGAAGTACAAGCGATTATGGAGGCTGGTGTTGATACAGGTACCTGGAATTAGATTATAGTTCCCTTGTATGGCGACATACAATGAAAAACTCCTTTAATTCAGTGGAACTCTCAAATGAGACAATACTGAGCGAAGCCTTTTAATTAAGGAACGTGCAACGACTAGTCGAGAGACGTAGGGTGTAAGCAAATGACACTCGAAACGGGGAGCAACTCAAGTAGTTGAAGATATAGTCTAATCTATACGGTGACGTATAGCAGTTCATAAGAACGGGCGTGACGTTGCGAATCACGTTGAATACAAATGATTGATAATCTCTTAGATGGACTGAAAGAAGGGCGTATTAAAGCGGCTGAATTTGGTCAAGGTGTCGACAAGTCTATGAAAGAAGCTCTTGAAGGCACTAAAATTTCGGCTGATCAGTTAGAAAAGTGGGGGCAATCTGTCGCTAAAGGCGGTAAAGAAGGTTCGGCAGCTATGACAGAGATTGCGAAAGCGCTAGTTAGTATTGAAGATGAAACAAAGCGAAATGAGATTGGTGTTAAGCTTTTCGGAACGATGTATGAAGATCAAGGCCAGAATATAACCAATACACTTATTGGTGCTCAAGATAAAGTTATAGATTTGAACAAGAATCAAGAACAGCTAAATGAAATGATTAAGAAAATGGATGCCAGCCCAGCTGTAAAGTTTCAAAAAGCTATGAACGACTTGAAAATGGCACTTGAACCTGTTTTGGGAGTCATTGCTGATGTAATTAGTGCTTTTGCGGGCTTTGTTTCAGAACATCCAGCATTAGCAGCAGCTATTACAACAATTGTAACAGCGCTTGGAATACTTGTTGGAGCATGCATGGCTTTAGCCCCAGTGTTTGTCACCTTATCCAGTATAGCTGGTATATTTGGCGTAAGTATGGGGGCTGTTGCTGGTCCAGTTGCATTGGTAGTTGGGGGAGTAATAGCCGCATCCGCAGCTATTACCGGATTGGTTATTTGGATGCGGAATTTGTGGCAGACCAATGAAGGATTCAAAAATAGCATAAATGGTGTAATTGAAAGTGTTCAAAACTTTGGGCACGCATTATCTTCACTAGGTAAATATCTATTTTATACGGCTGTTGATGGAGATTATTTAAATGATTGGATTACTCATTTACCAAAAGGATTTCAAAATGCGGCTGAAATAATAGGATTGGCAGTCAGTAAGATACGCGAAGCGTGCCTTCATCTTTTTGATGCAGTAAAAGCTGTTTTTTCGGGAGATTTTAGCCAGTTAGGTGAAATTTTTAAGACCATTGGCCCTACTATAGCGGGAGCGATTATTGGTGGGCTTCCTGGTGTTCTCATCTCTGTATCTCGTTATTTGCCAGCGATTGCAGAGTATTTGAATGCAAACTCAGGAATTATCCTTGAAACTATTACGAATATCTTTACTAATATAGCCAATTTCGTAACAACAGCATTACCGCAATTTCTTGAAGCCGGATCACAAATGATTTCAAGCCTTGTGAATGGTTTGGTTGTAGCGGCTCCAATTGTGCTTGAAGCCATTGTTGGGATTATAAATACAATTTCGCAGATGATTGCTACCTATCTCCCTATGATTATACAAACGGGAATACAAATTATTCAAACTTTAATTTCTGGGATTGTACAAGTCTTACCTACTCTGATAGAAACAGGACTTCAATTGATTCTAACTTTAATAAATGGAATTATGCAGATGCTTCCACAGTTAATCCAAATAGCTGTAACGATTATTCAAACTATTATTAATGGAATTATGTCATTTTTACCCCAGCTAATTGAAATGGGAATAAATTTATTAGTTTCATTAATCACAGGAATCACACAAGCTTTACCTATGATTGCTTTAGCAATTATTACAGTCATTACAACTTTAATTGAAGCCATTACAGCGAATTTACCTATGATAATTGAAGCTGGTGTTAAGGTTTTAACTAGCTTGATAGACGGAATCATTAAAATGCTACCGCAACTTATTGATTTAGCGATAAATCTTATCACCAAAGTGGCGGATACTTTATTAACAAACTTACCTAAAATAATTGAATCCGGTGTAAAGATTTTAATGGCCATTATTGATGGTATCGTACAAGTGTTACCACAGCTTATTAATGCAGCATTAGATTTAATTGTCAAAATAGCATCCACATTAATTGCAAACTTGCCGAAGATACTGGAAGCTGGAGTGAAAATTTTACTTATGTTGATTGCTGGGATCGTAAAGGTGATACCGGAATTAATTGCAGCAGCATTAAAGCTAATTGTTACTTTAGCAGGAGAGTTAATTAAGAATCTACCTAAAATCCTTGAAGCTGGTGTTCAACTGATCTGGGCTTTAATAAAAGGTATTGTGAGTATGGTTGGAAAATTAGGTTCTACAATCGTGACAGATATTGTACCGAAGATTGTTGATACATTAAAGAAGATTGATTTATTCAAGATAGGTAAAGATATCATAAGTGGATTGATAGATGGTCTAGGTAGCATGGCTGGTAAAGTGTTAAATAAGGTGAAATCTATTGGTAACGATATTCTTGACGGTTTTACTTCCTTCTTCGACATCCATAGTCCATCTCGAAAAATGAGGGATCAGGTTGGTAAACAAGTTGGTGCCGGGCTTGCTGTTGGTATGGAACAATCAATGTCAACAGTTCTTGCGGCAGCTAAAAACTTAGCAAATTCAGTGTATACGGTATTAGAAACTACGTTAAATACTTTCAATAGCTCCACTTTAAACGACATGAATAATAATAATCCTCTTCGGAGTTATTTTGAGGCAATATTGGAAGATGGTGACTATCTTAATGATTGGATTACCCATTTACCCGTAGACATGAGGGATGCACTTAAACAAGTTGGTAAAGAGCTTGAAGGTTATGATGTTAATAGTGGTATGAGCGAAAATAATCCTGTTGCTCGTTATATTCGTAGTGTATTAGAGAGTGGAGATCCTTTTCAAAAGATATTAGAAGAGGAATTTGTAGAGTCTGGAAAGTGGTTGGAGATAGGTAAGAAAGTAGCTGGTTTCAGAGAGCAGATTTTTAAAGATTTTTATAATGCTCCAAACCAAAAGTCAACCAAAGGTAATGTGTTACAATCCGCACTTAATAACATTTCAAATATGGTTGATGATACTTTTAAAAAGTTAAATTTATATGGAATAAATAAACAAGATAACATTGCTTCTAATCTGTCTACGCTAGCGACAAGAGCAGTCCAACCGATTGTTCAACAAATTGACAGTGGTCCTGTAGAAATTAATTTTTATAACACAATTAATAATGAACGTGATGTGGATCGTATGTTTGAAAAAGCAAATGATTGGTTTGCTGAGCGTGGTCGTAATGTAAAAATAGGAATAGGGAGGACTTAAATTGCTAGACATAGGTATCGATAATCAGTTAGCAAGT